AAGTGCTGCAATATTTCACCGTGGTCCAAAACCCCTTGGCGGGACCGAGGACACCTCCACCCCTACTACGGCCGTAAGCTTACGGACGACCAAAAACAAACTCTCCGAGATGCCGCCAAACTTCAATGGGCAACCTCCGACCCCCGGACTGGGCGTAAACACTCGGAAGAAACCAAAGCCAAGATCCGAGAAAAGGTGGCCGTCGCGTACGCTGAAGGGCGGGGTGGTGCATACCTAAAACCGTCCGAGGAAACCCGCAAAAAAATGTCTGAGGCGCAAAAAGGGAACCAGTACGCCAAGGGCCACGTTCGCACCGAGGAACACCGCAGAAAACTGTCCGAGGCCAACAAGGGCAACCAGCATTGGAAGGGCAAAAAACACAGCGAAGAGTCGAAGGCCAGGATGGGGCAGCGGGTCAAAGCGATCGACCCCGATGGCAACGAGACGATTTACCCCCGCACCACTGCAATCAAGGAAGAGCTTGGAATTTTCCTGCCGACAATTCAACGGTCGGTGCGATCTGGAAAACCTTTGTCTCGTGGCCCATACGAGGGTTGGCGTTTTGAATACATTTAGTGTACCATCCCCTCATCCCTGACAGCGACAATCGCTGACACTAGCCACGACAGGAGACAACCATGGCTACCACGACTTTCTCGGGACCAGTCCGTTCCGAAAACGGCTTCAAATCCATCACCAAAAACGCCACCACCGGTGCGATCACCGAGATCACAACGATGGGCGCTGCTCCCGTCGCTCTTGCTGACGGCGACGTGACTCTGACCAACGCGACTCACAGCGGCCGTGTTCTGGTTGTTCCAGATGGCGGACAGGACAACACCTACACCCTGCCCACCCCGGTCGCGGGTGCGATGTTCACCTTCGTCTACGGCGGCGCAGCAGCTGACGCCACGGACTTTATCGTGGACGCAGGTTCGGACACCAACTTCTTCGTGGGCAATGTCGCATTCAACGACACTGACGATGGCGCAGCCTCTGTTGTTTTTGCCGATGGCGACTCGAACAGCATTCTGCAGGTCAATGTTCCGGGGTCCGCGGTGATCAACGTGATGGCCAAGGACGGCACCAATTGGTACGTCTGGGGTTCGGTCACAGGTGCCACTGCTCCCGCCTTCTCTGACCAAGCGTAAGGGGGTCAAACATGGCCGGCTCTGACGTAAAGGCCAAATTTATTGAGGCCGACACCAACGCAGCAGACGCGGACAGCGTCTGCACTGCAGAAACCTTGTCCGGGGGCGGCGAGCAAGCCATCCCGATTGACGGTGCCGACGCTTCTGGCGGTGTGGCTACGTTCACCGCCGCGCGGAAAATCACCGTGACTGCCTCGGGTGCTGACGGCGCTCGCACCGTCACTGTGACGGGCACGGACGTGAACGGCGACGCGCAGACGGAAGCGATTGGGGTGACCGCCTCTGGCGTATCTACCGGAAACCTGTACTTCCGCACCGTCACGTCGGTCACCGTGGATGACGACACAGCAGGCACTCTGTCTGTTGGCATGTCCAACGACGCGCTGGACGTGATCTTTGCCGAGCGGGCGCGACTCAAGGGGGCGTTCATCGTCAACTCCGACACCGGGGGCGTGCTCACGTTTACCAACGGCAGCGCCACCGGCACTGAAAAACTGAAGCTGGGCACGGTTGCTTCTGCAACAGCCGAGCGTGATGTAACCATCCCGTCCGAAGGAATTATATTTGAAGCGGGTTGTTTCCTGCCCTACACAGCAGGCACAACCATCTTTACAAACATGACCGCCTTTCACGCGTAAGGGTTTGTTTGATGGCTCATGAAATCCGCTCCATATCGCAGGTCGGAACATCGGAGCCATTTGAGCTTCAGGTGGCTCGGGGTCAGATTCCGGGCCACCACTTTCGCCACGTTCTTGGTGAAGTCCCTGCAATGTCTCAAAACGAGACGGGTACAATCTGGGACATAGACGACACCAACTATCCGTGGTCCGCGTTTGCTGATGCGGGAACCTTGTCTGTTGCGCGCGCCAGCGCATCTGATGCGGACAAGAAGGTCATAATCTACGGCTTGGATGCGGACTATAACGAGATCGTCGACGAGGTTGTTTTGGCAGCCGCTTCGGGCAATGTTACCGCCAAGTCCTTCATTCGAATCCACTCGGCTCGAATGAACGGCACGTCCGATAATGTCGGCAACGTCACCATCACAAAGGGCGGCACGACAGTGGCCCGGATTCTGGCCGGGGTCGGCAACACCCTTATGGGGATCTACACTGTCCCTGCTGGGTACACTGCTTACCTGACACAGGGTGTGATGACCATTCAAAACGGTGGCGACGCCACGGGGACCTTTTTCTACCGGGTGCCCGGTGACCGCTTTATCATTGGTCATAGGTTCGAGGTCGCAAGCTCCGAGTACCACTATGCCTTTACCTGCCCGTTCGCTGTCCCTGCAAAGTCTGATCTGGATGTTCGCGCTTCTGTTCGCACGAACAACTCTCTGGTGACCGCAGCGTTTGACCTGATTCTCATTCAAAATCCGGGGTCTCTATGATGGCCAAGACCAAAGCCAAGAAGCCAGCCTCAAAGAAATACGCCGATGGCACGACGTACAAGGACAGCAGCGGTAAGACCCGCCGCCGTGTTTCGTCGCCCGGCACCAAGCGCGGTGATGCCTATTGCGCTCGCACCGTATCTCAGAAACGCACTCCCAAGGTCAAGGTTCGCCGCAAGGCGTGGGGCTGCAAGGGTTCGAAAAGTGTGGGGTGAATGACATGGACTACATGAAAGAGATCTTGGCTGTCGGAGGTGCCTTCGTCGCGGCGATCGTCTGGCTTGTGCGGCTGGAGGCCAAGGCGTTGGGCAACGAGCGCGAGATCAAACGGCTCTGGCAGCAGCGCAAGGAAGACCTCGAGCAGGCCCAAGCTGCGAGGGACGAGACCAACAAGATGTTGGCAGAGATGCGAACTGACATTAAGATGATCTTGAAGAACTTCTCCTTGCTGAAGGACCGAGATTCATGAACCGTGCTATGATGGACAAGCAGATAACGGAGGTTCCCATGAAGAAGAAACCCAAGGGCTACATGGCCGGCGGCAAGATGAAGTCTGGCAGCAACAAGCGCGGCTATGCCAAGGGCGGCAAGGCCGACCAGATGCAGTGCAGCCCCCGCAAGCAGATGGCGATGAAGGGCCAGGACTAATGGCCAAGATCTGTCCCAAAGGCAAAGCTTGGGCCAAGCGGACTTTCGATACCTACCCAAGCGCCTACGCCAACATGGCGGCCAGCAAATACTGCAAGGACCCGAACTACGCCAAGAAGGCGAAGGGCAAGAAGACCAACAAGAAAGCCAACGGCGGACTTGTGAGGGTTTTCTGATGGGCGAGCTGAAGAAATGGCGCGACCAGAACTGGGTTCGGATTGACTCCAGCGGCAACATCGCCGGCGAGTGCGGGACGTCCAAGGACAAGAAGAACCCTGATCGCTGCCTGCCCAGAAGCAAGGCCCAATCGCTGAGCAAAGCGGAGCGCAAATCGACCGCCCGCAAGAAAAAGAAGGCTGGTGCCAAGGGCAAGACCGTGGTGCCGAACACCAAGAAGGCCAAGGTCAAGAAGGCCAGCGGCGGGATGGTGAGGGTCTTTTGATTGAGCAGTGGATCAACGATCTCGCCGAGGTGGACGCAGAGACAGGTCTGCCGCTCTGCCCGTTTGCCAAGCCCGCCTATGACCAAGGGCGGGTGCGCGTGGTCGAAACCGACGGCCACCTCTGGCCCCAGGTCCTAGCTGCAAGCACCGAGCTGAGCGAAGATCTGGACGTCGTCGTGGTGGTCGACGAGACTTTCGACGGGGGCTACGACGAACTGGAATCTGCGGCGGATGCGCTGAACGACTTTTTCACGGCCGCAGGCATTGATTGCTGGGCCCTCTCGCATTTGAGTGAAGCGGCTGTTATCTTTGTGCAGCGGCTGACGGAGCTGGACAATTCTGCTGCAAAGCTGGAGAAACTCGGCTACTATAGGCAATATACCCCTTGCGACTATGAACGACTGGTCGCTGAACGTCGGAGAAGGAGAGATCAACATGCCCGGTAAAATGATGCGCGGCAACAAAACCGCAACCACCAAAACCGCCAAGCCGAAGACGAAGAAGATGATGCGCGGCGGCAAGGTCAAGATGATGCGCGGCGGCGCGGTCAAAGGCAAGAAGTAATGGCTCGGCAAAGCCCCGAGGACCGTCAACCCCGCAAGGGTATGGTTCGTCGAGAGATGGAACGTAACGAGCGCGAGAAAAAACGGCAGGGGCCGCCCATGCCGCCGCGTCGTAAGGGCCCAGAGCTCCGCAACGACGAAGGCGAGCTCGAGCGGGCGTTGGTCAAGAAATTCAAGAACGGCGGCTGCGTTATGGGCAACCGCGGCGTTCGCGACACGAAAATGGTGTAACCAATGACCACGTCAGGGACCAGAGACTTCAACATCGACGTCGCCGAGATCATCGAGGAGGCGTACGAGCGGTGTGGGCTGGAGGTCCGCACGGGCTACGACGCCAGGACGGCTCGTCGGTCTCTGAACCTGATGTTCGCCGACTGGGCGAACCGCGGCCTGAACCTCTGGACCGTGGAGCAAGAGGTCTTGACCCTGACCCAAGGTCAGGCGCAGGAGACGCTCGGCGCGGACGTCGTCGACATTCTGGAGATGGCGCTGCGCCGAGATGGTACGGACATCGAGATGGAGCGGATCAGCCGCGGCGACTATCTCGACTTCCCGAACAAGACCACCCAGGGCCGCCCGTCGCAGTTCTATTTCGACCGCAGCATTGAGCCGGTGATCAATCTCTGGCAGACGCCGGAGAACTCGACGGACCAGCTGGTCTACTATTACGTCCGCCGGATCGAGGACGCCAATGCGCTGACCAACACGACGCAGGTGCCGTTCCGGTTCTACCCGTGCATGGTGGCTGGGCTGGCCTATTATCTGGCGGTCAAGCGCGCCCCGGAGCGCGTGCAGATGCTCAAGATGCTGTACGAGGAAGAGTTCCAGCGCGCGGCGGAAGAGGACGAGGATCGCGTGAGCCTGATGCTGGTTCCCGACGGTCGGTACATGCGGAGCTACTGACATGGCTTTTGCCTCTGACAAGAACGCATTCGGGATCTCGGACCGGTCTGGATTTCGGTATCGGCTGAAGGACATGAAGCGGGAGTGGACCGGCGCGCTGGTCGGCCCCGACGAATACGAACCCAAGCACCCGCAACTCTTTCCGCCCAAGCCGGGGCCAGATCCGCAAGCACTGCGCAACCCGCGCCCCGACCGCACTGAGCCGCTGAAAGTGTACGTTGGTGTGCCCACGGTGGAAGCGCCTCGCCTTGATCGCCCGCGTATGGTAGGGAAAGCTGGAACAGTTACGGTGGTGACGACATGAGCTTCACATACGGGCAGCTAAAGCAGGCCGTTCAGGACTACGTGGAATACGACGAGACGACTTTCGTCAACAACATCCCGTTGTTCATCCGCATGGCCGAGGAGCGCATCGTCAAGCAGGTGCAGCTCAGCCTGTTCCGCAAGAACGTGACCGCCACTGTCTTTGCCAGCCAGCAGTACCTCGCATGTCCGAGTGATTTTTTGGCTCCGTTCTCACTTTCCCTTACCGGAGCGGATGGCGACAAGCTCTTCGTCGAGTTCAAAGATCCGAGCTTCGTGCAGGAGTATAACCCGGACCCCACGACCAC